AAGACCTTCTAACTTGAATGTCTTTGTAAGAGAAGTAATAAATGTATTAATATTTGCTAATTCATCTTCCTCATAATAGTAGTCAGCATTCTTAGCTTCCTGACCATTGAACTGACCAAGCTGAGCTACTACTGCAGCTGCTGTTCTTCTAGCTGATCCAATATCCAATCCCATTACTGAGTATCCAAAATATACTCCAGCAATGTACTGAATACGGTTTCTGCTGTTCATATATCCAGTAAGTCTAAGATAATCTAACTCAGCACCAAACATCTTTACGAATGCTGATACTGAATACTTCTGAATAGAACCATTTCTGGTTAACTTATTAGGATCCTTAGTGTAGATCTGATAAGTCATAACACCCAGCATATAAGCAGCAAGTCTATCAATCTCTTTACATGTAAAGAACCCATTCTGATAGGTAATTAGCCCAGTAACATCGACAAAAATCTTCTCTTTTCTACCATCTCTAGGATCCTTAGCAGCCATTACCTTAAAAGAAGCTGGAACTTCTTTTTTAGCAATACCAAGAACAACATTACCCTGCTGAAGCATTCTAATTACGATAGCATTATTTACTCTAGATTTAAGTGCGACTAATATAGGTTTAAAGGACTGATCGTTTACGTTGATTCTCTGAGCTGTCATTAGGAACTCAAACAAACTCTTCTCAACAACATCACCTTCAGTATTGGTCAATCCGTAAAGATAACACTGTGCAAAATTCTTAGGTTTAGTAGTCATCTTATGTAAACTCCTTTCTGGATGGTTATTTTCCATTATTATATAAAAGTTAAATCAATATGTTGTAAATTTACCCAGTAAACAACAGAATAGTAATAGGTTCTTGGAGGTAATTATATGGACTTGAATGAATTTAAGACACAATTAGAGTCTGCTGATACTACTTTAGATGAGAAAGATGTTGATAGAGTGCTAAGTTCTGCACTTAAAGAGATTCCTAAGGAAAAGAATAACAAAGGAACTTATAACTTAGTTATAGTAATGGAAGAATTAGCTGAGTTAACACAACAGGTATCTAAGTATATAAGAGGAAAAGCGGACAGATATTGTATACTAGAGGAATTAGCAGATGTATATCTAGCTGCTAGGTACGTGAAGAATATAGTAGGTATATCAGATGAAGAATTGAATGCCGCTATAAATGTAAAGAAAAACAGACAAGATAATAAGAACAAATCAGATGAAGAGTTTAAGAAGAGTAAAATATCTAGAAATGGATGTTTTTGGTGTGGATATCTAGGCAAGGAGAAAGCTATATGTACAGTAGACGAAGATATTAGGTTAAACTCTTTCTTTTTACTAGATGAAGTTCCAGAAGAATGTCCTAAGAAGAGAGGAGTTGTTATGGAATATAAAGGTTTTAGAACAACTAATATAGAACAGACTATTATATCAGATGAAGAATCTGTTTTCACAGCTAAAGTAATCAACTCAGCAGACTATTTAGATATAAAAGCAAATGCAATTGAAGATATGGAGCCTGCGTTCCAGAGTAAGATAGATGCTTATCTTAAACTATGTGAACAATATGGTAAAAATCCATTCCAATCAGAAAGATAATTACTTCCTTGCCATTTTATATTTCTCCATATGGTATAGAGTAGTAGGGTTTCCTACTACTCTATATCTTCACAAAAAATAAAGAGCTGAAGCTCTTTATCAAAATCTAGGATCAGATAGATGGATCTTTCTAGCTATATAGAAAGTTAGCTCCATCTTATCTTCTTCCGATTTTTGTTCCATGTTACCAATAGCATCTAAAATTGCATATTGGATAACTTTATCCATAGTAACTTGTTCAGTACTCATAAATGGTTTCACTTCATCTTCATATTTAGCTCTGAGAACTCTGTGTTCATCTAATAACTCGTCTCTATTAAAGACATTTCTATTCATAAACTTAATGAATACAAACTTCTCATTATCCTTTTTCTGTACTCTGAAGATCGCATAGAAACCAAACTTTCCTAAATCTAAATTCCCTACATACCAATACATTACATATCCTCCTTAGAATTCTGAATCAACATCTTATCTGCGTATAACTTTTTGAATACATCGAATATAGCTTCCTCAGACTCTTCATATAAATGATTTGCTGAGTCCATAGGAATTGTACTATATCTTTCTTTATCTGGATTTAACTGATCTAATATATAGTCATTTAGTATCATATGAAGATTAGATTTCTCTTCAACTATATTATTCTTGATATCATGTGTAAATTCGTGTGCATTCTCTATATAGTTGTTACTATAGTACACCGAAAAGTATCTACGTTTATCGTTAGGTTCATTCTTCTGATTAGGACACCAATGCATTAGGTATATGATTCCCATATCTCCTATAGATATAGTTTTCTTCAAGCTAATAATCATAATAGTTCCTTTCATAAGTGACGATTAACAGTTACAATGCTATATTATATAATTCAAATCAGCAACTTTTGCAAAAAATAAATACCTCTGGGAATTCCCAGAGGTAAGTTTTAATGTACTATAACTATAGTACCTAAAGATACATAATCATACAAAGTATAAGCAGCATCCTTAGGAAGATTTACACAACCATGAGATCCGTTAGTCTTATATATTTGTCCACCAAATCTACTTCTCCAACTAGCATCATGGAACCCACAAGCTGTATCTGTAAATCTCATCCATCTGTCAACCCAGCAATCCCAAGTTTTACCTTTTAATCTCTTACCAGGTGTTTTTGTCTTTATCCAGAAAACTCCTTTAGGTGTATCTCTTTTACCATTAGCAGTTCCAGTTACACAATATGATTGCCACTTGATTTCACCAAGATAGAAGTAAGTAACTATCTGTTTATCTATACTTACATCTACATATGTATATTCTTCATAGCCTTCTTGTGGTGTTATTGTTTCGTCTAGAATACCAGTAAGGTTGGTAGAATAACCTCTTACTGATTCTTCTGCAGCAGCATTAGGATATCTACCTTCTTTAATGCCATAATCTAGATAATGTTTATATAATACCTCAGGATCTGTAGTTCCGAATACTGAAACTACATCTGGATACTTGTTTGCATAATACACTGGATCAAATTCTTGTCCATATGCATGTGATACAATTGGTATACTGAAGCTGAATACTACAGCTACAGTAAAAATTACACATAATAATTTTTTCATAATACACTCCTAACAATTTATTTTTATAATCATGTAAGTTCTTGTAAAGTTAGATCAATAGCGGGTTAACAAATATATAAATATTAATACACACCTATTCTATGGGAGGAATACCAATGAGTGAATTGTTTGAATTAGCTCAAAGAAATTCTAGCTGTGCGACCAAGACGAAGGAAGACTACAAAGAAGAAGTATTCAATCTAATTGATGGTATAATCTTAAGAGCTTCGCAGTACAAGGATGTTACCGGTATATTCTTAGCACAAATAATCTATAACAACAGTAGATTATACCAAGCCATGTATAGAGAAACTAATACTCCATTAGAGAATGAATACGGGTACGTACATGGATGTGACAGTACAATTATATGCATAGACGATGTTAATGTAACAGCAAAAGACATAGCAGAGCATTATGCTAAACTAGGTTTCTTAACCGGGATTAAGATATTTGAATACGATTATGATATCCAATGTAGAATTCTTATATCTTGGTCAGATGAAGAAAACACAGATAATAAGGTAAATATCAGTAAGTATGTAAATGGAATCGATATATTTGCACATGATCCACACCCTGAACATTATTAAGCAGATCTTATTCCCTAGAGACTTCCTCTAGGGAATACTTATCATGTAGTTTCATTATTATCTTCCTTTGTTTCTTCTAGTTTAATTCCCACAGTTGCTAACTGTTCTGGTGAAATTCTATGGATATTAAATTCTTCATCTATTATTCTGTTAATATCAATACCAGAACAATCAAGAAAACTCTTCAAAGTACGATCATTCCACATTTGAGCAGCTTTTCTCCAATCCCAATGGCTTGGCCCTCTTGTGCCACAAATCATACAATTACCAAACCAACTATTATCTTGATTTAATATAGCAGTATTTCCGCAAAATGGACAATAGTCAAGTTCTACTGTAGTATTAATATCTAAAATATTAAAATGCTCAGGATCTTCTATTTCTCTGAAATTCCAGATCTTATGTTTGCCAACAACCTTACCACCACTAATACAATTAACTTCTCTCATTTATATCATCCTCCATTATCAAAGGATCTATACTATACAATTTACCATCTTTTACAGTTGCTGTTAAATTTATAGTCTCATTACAGTTCTTACATTTATCATCTAACCATTTTCTTACTGTGGTTGCTCCAGTATATGTAGCGTCTACACAAGGTATGTAATCTCCAACATGGTAGATATTACATGATCTTAACTCTGGTACTAACCATTTAACCTGGCATCTGACAGTTGTTACTTGTCCACAATATGGACAAGTAACATTGCCTTCTATTTCATCGAACATTCCCATTTATTCTTTCTCCTCTTTAGATTCCTCTTTCTCCATTTCTGCTAACTTCTTTACAGTCTCAGGATCTATCTTAGCATATATATCACAATATGTGGAATCAAAGCAATCATCTACATGATCCAAATACCAAGGTTCTGATAAATACTTGTAGCACTCATAGTAGTTCCAGTTATTACCACCAGTTCTAGTATGTATATATAGTACATCTTCTCTACCAACGTACTTATTAAACATCTCGAACTCGGCTCTAACTTTTTTGGCCTCTTTCTTCATTTCAAACTTAATAGCTTTTCTTAACTTACCATGTATCCTTTTCCAATTAGGAGTACCATCTTTATATAAATACCACTTGGCTTTTAACTCAGCCATATCATCGTAGCACCAACAACCAATCTCAGGCTCATAAGCAAAGAATGCTTCTAAAGCATATTTAAGATTTGATCTTATTTCTTTCTTAATATCTGTTTCACTTACTATTTTCTCAGCAGCCATTAAACGTAATCCTCTTAAACGTTTAATATCCTTAATTCCATTCATCTCTAGTAACTTTTCTAGATCTTCAATTTGTGCATAAGCATACAAATCCATAACTAAATACCTCGCTCTTTCATAAAATTTTATTTTTCTTCAAGTATATATTATATAACTCAAAAATCTGTTAAATACATAGAAACTTATACGGAAAAACATTAGTATAACCACTATTATAGGGATAAATCTTTCCCTATTAAATAGTTAAATTCTATATAAAAATCTATCAAAGGAGGAGGTCAAATGATTTCTGTTGATTGTTCTCAATATAGTAAGATTAATCCTGGACAATCCGATACATTCTATGTTCATCTAGAAACAAAGAACCGATCGTTTCTAGAAATGCATTATTATCTAAAAAGTATTGGAATTAAAAACAATGCATTCATGCTAAAGTTATATAATACGAATTTAATAGGAGTAGATCCTTATGATCCTGCATTAACTTCATATCAGAAAGCTGCAATTCTTAAAGAGTGTATGGATAACTGTTGGTATTTCATTAGAGAAGTAGTAAGAATTCCTGTATCTGGTGCTAATAAACCCTATGTATTACATAGAGGAAATATGGCAATGACTTATTTATTTCTAATGAATATAAATCAAATGGTAGAATTACCTAGACAGTTCTACAAAACACATAGTGCTTTAGTATGTTTATTGTGGGTTTATAATTTTGGAACTACTAATTCTCAGTCTTTATTCTACCATAAAGATTTTGCTAGTGCTAAATCGAATTTAAAAGATTTGAAAGAAATTAGAGATAATCTTCCTAGCTATCTACAGTTCTCTTCTGGTGTAGGACAAGATGGTAAACGATTAAAAGTTCCAGATACAGTACAAGCTATACAGAATCCTTTTAATCGAAATAGTATTTCTTGTATGGCTTCTGCAAGGTCTAAAGAAGCTGCAGATAAAGCTGGTCGAGGAGCGACAGTAGCTTTCGTTCTTTTAGACGAATTTCATTTCCTTAAATATAATCAATATCTATGGGCAGCTTTAGCACCTGCTCATTCAAGAGCTGCTATTAATGCCGAGGAAAATAATAAGCCACATTCAATGATAATTACATCTACACCAGGAGATATGTCTACTGAAGAGGGAATGTTTGGTTTTAATATGAGAAATCAAGCAACTCCTTGGAATGAAATGTATTATGATTTTCCCAGGCAGCAATTATATAAGGTTAAAGATAGTAATACCAATTCACCTTTCTTTATGATTACATTTTCTTATCAACAGTTAGGTGGTGGTGTTCAATACTTTAATGATATCTGTAGACTTATGCTTAGGGATTGGCCAAAAATACGAAGAGAAGTGTTGTTAGAGTGGGCTGCACTCCCGGCCAATGCTTGCTTCTCCAAAGAGCAATTGGATAAGGTTAAAGATATGTGTCATGATCCTATTAGAACTATTTTCTTTGGTCAATATAATCAGTATCAAATGCAAATATATGAAGAGATAGATCTTCGTTATCCTCCTATTATTGGTGTCGATGTATCTGGAGCTCTTTATAATGATTCTTCAGCTATTACTATTATAGATTCTAGAACCACTAGAGTATGTGCAATTCTAAACTGTAACTATATACCTAGTGACGATTTAGCAGATGTCATTTATGTTTTGGTCTCAAAATACATGCCAAATGCTATTGTAAACATCGAGAGAAACGGTGAAATATCGTATTTTTTATTTACTTTTAGGTATATTTTTATTATACTTATATTAGTAAATATTATAATATTGAGAACCACTGCTTATAGAGTAATCTATAAGTATCAACAGGGTTAATTGCTTTGAAAGAGTTTAATTATTTTTTACTATGTGTGAAACACCTCTATAAATTATAAGGAGGTGTTATTATGGTTAAATTAAAAGATTTGTTTTTAGACTTCGAACAGGATGGAAAACGATATTGCATGACTCCTGAATCTATTGAAAATAAATGGTATAGTTTTGGAGATAGCGATAGAGCTATAGAATTCCATGTAAATGTTCAAGACAAGGATTATAATATACCTTGTATGACTGCAACTTATACGTATATTGAAACTGATTCTGAAACAAATATAGAATTGGATGATTTTGAAATGCTTGAAAGTTATAAAGAATTCATGCTTTTTCGTATAGGAATGTTCTCTGAATATCCAATTTGCTCTTGCATTGAAAAAGATCAAATCATTTCATTATTGTATAAATTTGCAGATTATATGCATATCAAACGCATAGTGACTAATAAACTCTGTTTAGCAGCGAAAACTCTGGAGGACAATAGAATGTCAGCTCATTTTAAGAAAAATCTGAAAAGATTTGTAGGAATCAAAGGACTTGATGTTGCTATATTTAGACATAAGAGGACTTTAAAAAGAAGAGGATATAAATATATTGGTATTGTTCAAAAACTTCAATTAAAATGCGTAATGAAAAAGGATATACCAATTATATATTCTGAAGTTCCCAGCTTTGAATTATACCTTGAGCCACCGCATTTTATTGTAGATCCAGAGAGACGTTCAACGATCATCCGCTGACGGCGGAAGTAGAACCTCAAGTTAATGGAGGAAGAAAAATCCTGGCCCTACTGTAAAAATATATTACATTTATCACTCTTATATAATTGGAGGTGATAAATAATGAATAGTATCAAATTATTAACTTTTGTAACTGATGGAAATGTAATATTTCATCCTGAGACTAATGAATTAGAATATCATTTTCGGATGATTAGTTCTGTTATGAAAACTGTAATGCTTTATAAAATCAATCCAGAAGAAAGAACTATTGAATCTGTAAATATTTATTATCCTCAGATTGTAGGAGATCCTGGGGTTGTTCAGTATCCTATAAATATGAGTGCTGATGTAATTCTTAGTGATTATGATACAATGGTTAAACAATTTGATTTACAGAGGGATGACAAATGATCTGATCATTTCCTGTAATGGGAATGTCTAGAATTGACTAGAGTCTATAGAGTTGCGTCTATAGATAAACATCTTGGTTTCGGAGTTTCAGTGTTACAACGTTTGTGCAAGACATCTATAAAGAAAAATCTATATTATGAAATTAAAGAGAAAGTTATCGAAGAAGCATTTAATGGCGTAAGAGTCGATAGAAGAAAAGCTAGAGTTAAAGTATATGGTCTAGACTCTACTAAAGATACTAGAGCTAGATTGATCGAGCTATTACATGAGAGAGTTCAGTATCATAAGGATAAATTCATATCTCCAGTATTACATCATGAGTTAGAAACTTTGGAAGTCGACAATAAAGGTAAGACTCAGGCTATATATCCTAACCACGATGATCAAGTATTCTCATATCTAATGGCATTATATGTATGGTACGATGGAAAAGATCTTGCTGAGAACTTTGGTATTACTAAGAATATTCTTCGAACAGATGAAGATATTGAAGAATTAGATGGTGATATAGATAAGGAAGAAACTAGAGAAAGACTTAAGCTGGAAGATATAGATGCTGATATCGAGTTAATGGAATCTGAAGAGACTCAGATGCAGAAGAAGTTCTTAGAAGACGCAGAACGTATTAAGTCCAGAAAAGAATACGAACAGAACTCTTACGACCAAGAACAAGCTATGTTTGATGTCTTCTTAAGTATGCATAAAGATGCTAAACAAGCATATGAGGAGAAGTATCATATACAACCTACAAATACGTTAGAGAGTAATATGTACAGATTACCAGATGCTTTATTCGGAAATGTATCTTATGACTCAGATATAGATTTAGAAGAAGTAGAACAAAAAAGAAAACATGGTAATCTATTTGATATATTCTCACAAGTATAAATATATCCCCTCTCCAATTGGAGAGGGGAACTTTATTACTCTATATATCTATTGAATATAGTTCTAGCACATTCTTTGCATAACATTCCTCCAAAAACTCCATTGAGTTTTGGAACCTCTACATTGATTACATATAGATCAGCATCTCTTCCAGAAGCATTACATACCTGACATTTACAACTATAAGTTGCATTACACTCCGGTTTCATATGTTGAACTCTTAAAATTCCTTCTTTATTATTTCCTAACTGAGTTAACTCTGTCTCTGTTTCTCGATCTAATATATACATAATATTGCCTCCTAGAATTTAAGTCTCTTTAAATATCCTACAAACTCAAGCTTTTCAAATCCACCGCCACATGTACTGTAATAAGGAATATCTTTCTCAGATATAAGCATAGGTTCTTCTATGTCTATATATTCACCTTCTGGTCCTTTGATTGTACCTCTAATTACATTTGTATAGTCTAAGAAAGTAACTTTATAAATCCTTTCATTTTCATCTTCTCTTTGAATCTCTTGGATAGAAGATACCAATGTAGAAGATTTATTTTCATTATCCTCACATTTAGTTTCTTTTGACGCTTTATCGGGTTTTATACACTGAACCTTTTCGTTTAATAATCTTAAGATTGTATCCCTAACTTCCATAACGTCATTGTAAGTTGCATCAATAACATCCATATCAGTTGTCATAGAATATACATCCTGGGTTGCTGATTCTTTATTAAAGAATTTCCAAGCATTTAATATATCTTGGTTAGTAAACTCTTCTAAATTTACATACATATCAAACTCATTAGATTCTACAATCTTAGCAGCAACATCGAAGAATTTTTCAGTATGAGGTTTGTCTTGAGTTGTCGAATAATACTCCTTCATACTACGGATTATATCCATTACTTTATCGAATCTCATTTTCATTCTTTTTTCTTTCCTTTCTTTTTAGCAACTATATATTCTTCTATTTTGATATAAACTACACCTAATAACCCTAGGGTTATTATGATACCCATCCATATAAGAGCTATTATAACCATATCCATTTATCAGTCCTCCAATGTATAAACTACTAATTCTAATACGCCTAACAATAGATGGAATGACTTATTTTGTGGTACTACTGTAATTCCTACTCCTACTGTAAGTGTACTAAAGTATAAGCTTATATGCTTAGTGCTAAACAACAATTTATCCATATCTTCTCTCCTCCTTTTAAATTTCACTGTGTATCAAAAGATAACAGCCCATAACCATTAACATAGAACTTCCTGTGAATATCAATCCAGCCTTATATTTGTTAAATCTAAAGTATTCATCTACATAAGCATTATGTGATAATATAGGAGTGATTACTCCTATAACCATTAATATTATTCCTAATACAGCTATCATACTTTCCTCTTCTCAGTTTTCAGTTTAATCACAAGTATCTCCCATGTCATAAATCACATAGTATTTACCATCTTTCTCTATACAGTGGTCACAATATATACCATAGCCACATCTTTCAGAAGATGTAAATACTTCTTTATAATCTTCAGGAGATAATTGATAAGTACCATTTCTCATTTTAGTACACCTATCAAAGACCTCCTTACTGATTTCTTTCTTTAACCCCACTTTCATTTGATTCACCCCTCTTCTTATATAGTTTATAATTAGTACATCCTAGAGCTTCATTCTCACATGTATCTCTTAAATGACAGTGATCACAATGTACATATATTCTGATTGCTCCTGAAGCCATTAGTTCATCTACATGACTTAACGCATGTGTTACATTTGCATTTGTATCGAATTCCATATTATATTTCTCCTCTAAATAACTTATAAAGTCTCACTCAAATATATATTATGTAATTGAAATATTTAATAATTAGTTCTTACAGATTTAAATAAGTACTCTCAGCCCCTCTAAAATGATACAAATTTACAACCCCTACAACTAAATAATAAATTATATTCTATTTGGAGGGTAAATGCATGGATATCACAATAAGTATTAGCGACGAGAAGATTAATGAGGTTATTCGAGACAATATTAATGGTATTTCTAAAGATCAGATTACAGACGCTTTACTAGAAGGCATCAAACAATATTTATCAGGAGATTCCGGAAGAAATACTATTGAAAAGATTATGTTTGATAGTAGCTATTATAAAGCTAGTATAACAGAAGCAGGTAAAGAAATAATTGCAAAGACTATAGATAAAGAACAAATCAATGAACTTACAGGATTAGCTTCTGATATTATAGAGAAACATGCTAAAGATATTATCGTAGAAGCTATTGTAAAAATTTTACTAGATAATATTTCTGGGAAGATTAATCTTACAAATGCTTTATGGAATAATCCTGATGTAATTGAATCTATTAAATCTATAGCAAATACGAATAATAATGGAGGTTATTAATGGGACTTTATAATTATTCAGGTCTACCGGATGATTTATTAACACCAGTAGTTATATTTAAAGGATGTGTAGATATAGATAAAGAAGATCCGTCTAATTATAAACCTGGTGATATTGTAATAGATTCACAAACCCAAGCTACATATTTAATGATTGGAGAACCTAATGGATGGGAATTATTACAAACATCGTTACCTTCAGATGGTACTATCAATGATAGGTATATTGAAGATGATGTAGAGATAGAACTTAAAGAAAACAAATGTACTAGATGTGGAGCTCCGATAAAGATTAAGTCTAAATATGATAGTAGTGTAAAATGTGAATACTGTGGATCAGAATACTCTATAACTAGGAGGTAATATATGAAGGGTCCGTACGATGACAGAATACAAGAATTACAAAAAGAACTTAACTATCGTAATATTCTAATCATTATACAAGCTTTAACTCTTCTAATATATGTAGGATTAGCTATATTCTTAGGAATAAGTTTTATTGTACACTGGGTGAAAAACGATAACTTGACATTTATCCAAACTATAAAATGGTCTATTGGGTCTTATTGGTGGGCTTATATATACATAATAGTGGTTCATTTATTTAAAAGTGAAATTAAGGATAATGTAAACAGAAGAGAATTTTGTATAATGAATATAAACATAGCCAAAAAGAAGAATGAAGAATATAAACAGAGTATATACGACCAAGATAAATACCCTGACAACAAGCCATCGAATCGAGGTAGTTATGGAAGATAAGAATATATACAACGATAGGATTACTTATCTAGAGACTAAAATAAAAGAATGTGAGATAAAGAATCTATTAAGTATCATAGCCATATTGGTACAGATCATAATGTATTTAATTGCTATTATCGGATGTCTAGTTAAATGGATTACTGACGACACTCTTACATACATGCAAATGTTTAAATGGAGTATGAAGAACTTTTGGTGGGCTTATCTCTATATACTGATATATGAATTAGTACTTAAGGAGTGGATAAATACAAACTCAGTTGAACAACGCTCATATGAAAAACAATTGCAGAAAGAGAAAGGACAAAAATTTGAAGAAAAACAAAAAGAGGAAAGAAATGGATCTACTGAACATATATGAATATAAGGGGCGAGCGAAAGATATCACTAATTCTGATATTGTTGTAGTATATGGAAATGTCTATGGAGATATTAAAAATGCTACAGATGTAGTTATTATCAATGGAGATCTAAAAGGTGATATTATAAATTGTGATAATGTTTTAGGTACACTAGCTGATAAACATATTGGCGTTGCTGCACTTTGGAATAAGGCTAAATCTGATGTTCCGATCTCTAGAAAAGATGTAGGTATCAAAGACGATGATATCTCTGAACCATATTCTTGTAGATATTAGGATAATATACATCTTAATTCGATAGATTTATAGATGTAAAAGTTTACATATACTATCACATTACAGTAATAAATAATTATAGAAGGAGAAGTATAGTATTATGGAATTCTTTGACGTATTGAAAGAGAACGATGAAGAGAAGATTAAGAAATACTTACTTCAATATGGTAAGGCTCCAAAACCTAGAGCTCCATTCTATTTTATTAAGGAGGAACCAAATGTCAGAAGTTCAGTCAATGCAGGATCTAATGAAGCAGATCCAGGAAATTACGATGAAACAGAAGTCTCAGAATAAAGGGGATGAAGTTGCAGTAGCACAGACTCTCCTTAATGATCCAGACTTCCAGGTAGGAATCTACGATAAGAATAAGGGTCTTATCGGAACAAGAAATGTACATGAAGAAGCAGTAAAGTTTGTTGCTAATATCAGTGCTGAAATCACAGGACTTGATAAGAAAACAGCAGAAGACTTAGCAAGCAAATATACTTTCACAAAGAAAGATGCTAACTTCATTATTAACACCTCTAGAGATTTTGTTCAGACATATCTCAAGACAGGTAGGAAATTTAATCTGGTACAGTCAGAAGATGCAGAGGCAAACATCTTCTTGAAACCTACACCAGCGAAAGAGAAACTTATACCTACAAAAGATGGTACCAAGTTAGTAAAAACAGGAGCATATCAGAAAGTTGCTTGTAAATCTGGTTGCCCTAAGTATAATATGAAGTGATTGGTTGTAGAGTTGTCACAAGACAATAGTCGCATTAAATGTGGTCAATGGCAGGAAACGAGTCCAAAAGTCCTGTGAAGATAGATAAGTGGTGCACCATGACGCTAATCAGAAGAGCCGCCATCTAGTAACGGCATGGCCAAGCCAAAAAGGAATAATATATGAAATATTTGAAACGAATCTCAATAATCTTAATTTTAGCGGTGTTATTAACTAGTTGTAGTTGGCAAGATGAAGCCGATGTAGCGAGTTATAATATATCAAAAGAAGCTGATAACTTTAATGTTTATAGACAGATTAAAGTTATAAATTGTCAATCAGATGAAGTTATATTAGAATTCGAAGGTTGGTGTAGTATTACCAAGGACAATGCAGATAATCAACTAGAAATAACATATAGAGTGGGAAATGGAGAATACTATAAAGATTTCATTGGACTGAATGACAGAGTAACATATGTAGTAACTCAGTTAGATGGAAGTGCTGTAGATAAATACCACTATGTATGGCTTTATCACTCTCGAGGTGATTTAATTCCAATTAAAATGGAAGATGTAGATGGTTGAGTTTATTTAGAATGATATGTTTTAATAAGGTCCCTAGGGATTATCCCTAGGGACTTTTAAGTTTTTGAATTTTTTATTTTTAGGTGGTAAGAGAAAAATCTGCAACTATACCAGAGCCATAAGATCCACTACCTATACTCATTTGTACAGATCCAGATTCAGATATAGTTGCTCCACATGCGTAATAAGTAGATGAATATGATTCTTGGGTTGAACAAGCATAGTTATTAATTATACCGCTATTACTAGCTGCAATAATAACATGATTGTCTTCTGTTGTACGTAATAAATTAGAACCTACATTATCTCCAGCTAAATAATAATTAATTAAATTTGCTTTTGTGAATCTAGATCCTAAATAAAATACTACTAAAGTTGAACGATCAGAATAAGGAGTATAGTATGTAAATGATGCACTTGAATTATCGGTAGCAAGAAATGACCAAGCACCAGCCTTAGGAGAGGAGTTACCACTAGCACCATTTCCATTATAATGCTCTATAATATTTCCTGTAGATGTAACTGTAGGTCTAGAATCCCAACCACTATACGCAATGAGATAGAGTCCATTTTTATCTGGTGTAATTGTAGTTGTATTACTACCACCTCTTCTAATTGAGAATAATCCAAATTGAGAAGTAGCGTCAAAAATTCTCCAATCTACCCAATTCTTATTAGTATCCATAAGCTGAATACGTTTTGTGGTATCATTATATCTAATACCACCCTGACCTGCTTCCAATGCCGCCTGATAAATTTCATCATAAAGAATTTTAATAACCCCTAGGGAATATATTCCCTAGGGGTTATTATTTATATTAAAAATTAAGATGATATAGATAATATTGCTGCAAATGCGGATCCACCATTATTACCCCAGCATTCAATAGATGCAGACCCACGATCTGAATCTACAGTTGAAGCTGCTCCAAAATCTTTACCATTTGTTACAAAATGATCCTGATCTATTGTTGTATTAAAAGTACAATTTCTTGTTTGTTTTCCTGAACAACATCCAATCAATACTTTGTTAGTTTCATTTGTCATAGATAATATTGCATGCTCATTATCACCACCTGCAAGTGCAGATGTTTCTAAAGATGCAGTTGTGTATTTTCCTGAAATAAAACATAATATTATTGTATTATAATCTGAAGGCGTATTAACTGTTAAAGAATCGCCATTAATAGCATTAAAAGATGAAAGTGTGAAATATCTTGAATTTCTAGGGCTATGATTAAAATAAAAATCTTTTCTCGTTGCTGTGCTAATTATTGACATTTGGCCAGAGGTGGTATACCAAGTAGATGCTAATATATACATTCCATTTTTTGTAAATGTATAATTAAAAGTATATGTTCCACTAACTGCAGCTTCATATGAAAAATCTGCATAAGCATCATATTTTTTCCAGTCTACCCAATTCTTATCTGTATCCATTAACTGTATGGTTTTTGTACTATCATTATAACGTATACCTCCTGAACCTGCTGCTAGAGCGGCTTGATAGACCTCATCAAGACTCATAATTTTTAATACATGCTTATAAGACCCTCTGTAAACATTTATATAATAAAGATTATGCTCTTTACCTATCAAAAATATAATAATCATACAAGAAAGGATGGTATATAGTAATGAATGTATCTAATACTGCTTATTATAAGCCTTTAACTACAGTAACACCTAGTATTCAGAGAGAAGGTTTCGATCCTTCTACTGAGATTGAGGATCCTTGGTATGCTCCTATTGAGAAGGTTACACCTAGAAAGTATCATAAGTATGCTCAGGCTAGTCTTAAAGAGAAACTCTATGGATCAGAAGAGGAAGAAGAGCCTAAGGATGACGGCGAAGGTGATGTTAAGGATGATCCAGTAGACCCTCAGAATCCTGATCAGCCTGCTGAGCCAGATCAGCCAGTAGAACCTCAGGAACCTGAAAATCCTGAGCAGCCTGTAGAAGAACCTGAGAATCCTGATAACCCTAAGTAATATCTAACCAGGAGGTGATATTATGGATATAGGAACTTTATACTTGATATCACTCTCAATCATAAGTGGATGTGTAGCATTCTGTACATGTTATAAGATATTCTCTGATGCTAGAGTAGAAAAACAGAAACTAGCATGTGAGCTTGCTATAATATATCTACAAGTAATGGGTATACAAGAAAATACTCCCTAGGGATATTCCCTAGGGAGTATTTTTGTATTAAAATGTGATTTCGATATCTAATGTTACTGGGGTTGAACCACTACTAAATGCCTGACCATAAATAGACATACTGCCAATTTGATTAACAGATGAGCAGATTCCATAATATTTACCATCTGTAGTTTTGTCGTCAGTTGAGCAATCTATTGTAATATAGGGACTACCACCAGTACCGTTATTAGATACGACTAATATTCTATTAGATACATTTGTAAGTGTAACTCTACTCAAATTTAGTGTAGTATTAACTATTGTACCAGTTCCAAATTCGGAGCAAATATAATAAAGTTGCATAGTTGGTTGATAATTGGAGTTACTTCTAGTTACAGAAAACAATTCTCCAACTTCTGCATTCAATATTGCAGCTGTAAGATATCTGTCCCCGTTTGATACCGAGTAGTTTGCTAAAATCTGGGTTCGGGATACTGTTGATTGTATAGTACTTTGTGCTTGGCATCCTGTGAATACGAAAAGATACATACCTGATTTATCAAATGTATAAGTTATACTATTTGTTAATGTATGAGATATAATTGATAGATTAGAATTAGGGTTGTAGTATTTCCAGTTTACCCAATTCTTTTCTGTATCCATTAATTGAATAGTCTTAGTGGTATCATTATATCTAATACCTCCGGAACCCGCTTCCAGCGCAGCTTGATAGACTTCATCAAAAAGATAAATTTAATTATATAAATAAATTTCAGTAATAGATAACGAAAAAGCATTAATAGCGGCTCCATTACTTGAGTGCGAAAATATAAAATAAGCACTAGCCATATTAATCTCATTTAAATCTAAAGTATAAGTTGATACAGCCGTTGAAATTACCATTGGCTTAGAAACAATAAATGAGGGTGTAGTGCTAGATGTTGGAATTTGTGCTGGGATTCCAAATTTTAAATAAGTATACGATAAATTATCATTGGTGCATGAATACACAATATCTATATATCGATATATTGTAGTATCGAATGCATTATTAGACACAATATTTAGATATGCATATGAAGTTCCATTAATACCAATCTGAATTGTATTATTATTTACAGTAACTGGTGTAACACTTGCTCTTTCTTGGTAAACATTCCAAGTTGTATTTTGAATTTCACCAGACTTGAAAATATAATATCTATTTGGATTGAATTTCTTATAATTAATCCAGTTTTTATTTTCATCTGCTAACTGTATATAATTAGTTTCACTATTCCATCTAATACCACCAGAACCTGCTGCTAGAGCCATTTGATACACTTCATCATGCCTATCAATTTATAGTTAGTAATATTATTACCTTATCTAACTCTTCTCCATTTTCCTTTAGAGAAGATTCCATATAATATCTATAAAACGGACCATTATATGACATAAATTGGTGCATTACATAGCTTTCATACTCTTTACATTCATATTCAGGATAACTAAAGTAAGTATACTTCTTTAGTTTATCTATTTCCTCTTTATCATCGTTCTTTACAGCTGCAGATAGTTTTAAACTATACTCTGTTTCATTATAATAATCTGAGAAATAAGGTTCTCCGGTAGCAAGATACTCTGCAACATCTTCTATTGTAAAATAACCTCTCTTTATATAATCAGTACTAGGTAACTCATCTGCTGGCAGATAATATAAATATGCATATCTTTCGTTTTTTTTATACGGATCATTGTATGTAAAATGCTGGTACAAGTAATCATCCATCTTATCTATAGGAACTTTAATAAAATCTTGATATAAATTACTGATAAAAGACCTAGACTTCTCTATCATCGGACGTAATTTATTAAACTTGTCAAACGGTCCATATGCGTGTAGTTTGCCATCCTTAGTTGTATATCCTAAATAGAAAGAATAATAAGTAGACATAGTGATACCTCCTGTAAAAACGTAGTACCAAAATGTTAAAGATGCCCTAGGAAATTAATCCTAGGGCATCTCTCTAATCAAGTATTATTCCAAAAATAAAGTTCAGTAAAAGTTAAAGTGTTGTTGGGATTGTTAATAAAATTTATACAAACGTATCCTATAATATTAACGTCTGATATATCTAAAGTAACTGTTATTGGTGTACTAATAGTACTAGAATCTACATTATATTGTTGTTTTTTCACTACCTGGAAAGTTTCATTATTTGGATTAGCTTTGACCATTTTTCCAGAAGTGATATATAAACAATTCCAATAGTTAATTTGATTACCAGTACTTGAAAATTTATTAGCATTAAAAGTAGTATATACCATAGATAGTCTATTATAAAGCGACAAATCAAAAGATGTATTTGGACAACATCCTACATCAGCTTCACTATTCCTCAAATTTTGCATACTGATATAGTCTGCAGTATAATTAAATTTTCCATAATTTGTATTGTATAAATCATAATACCAACCCTCACTATTATCAATTTCACCACTTTTAAATATGTAATATCTTTCAGGATCAAATGCCTTATAGTCAATCCAATTTTGATTCTCATCCATCATTTGAATTTTCTTAGTTACAGAGTTCCAACGAATCCCAGAACCCGCTGTCAAAGCGGCTTGATAGACTTCATCAAGCTTCATTCTTCTCGGTTAGTAAACATTTAATTATAAGATTCACATTTATATAATATATCGATTCTATGATAAGATGGGGATTTTGAATCATATAATATATCAATGAATCAATATCTTGAGCTACTAATTGTCTATACGACTAATATTAAAGGGGAGTGTGCTATATGGGTGATTTTGTTTCTTTAATACTATTTTTCGCTTTTTCTATATTAACAAATACTAATAGTTCTGATAGTTTTAGGAGCTTTGGTATTATTTCTCTAATAGTTACTACAATAGCTGTATTTATCGGTATATCTTCTTATCATATAAACACTTATGAATGGAATAAATTAGTAAATAATGATTTGTTCCCGGATAGATATCCGATGACCGAAATAGAGATTTGTAGAATAAAAGATAGAATATATTGGTCTAATTTAAGATGCTTACTTTCTTTCTATTGCTTTATAACTTTTGGTTTAGTTTCTATATTGTTTATATTATCTATTGTATTTAATTATATAGCCTAATGAGACAAAGTAAATCACATCCCTAAGATAATAAAAGATTTGAAATCTATGTTTATCAAAAATGGGGTGGTTGGAAAATGGTAATATCAGGAAAGGAGTAATAATCCAGAAAGGAGAAACAACAGATGGATTGGAAAAGACCTAGTGGCACGATATGCTTGGTTGTTGTTGTTTTACTATTATTTATTCTGCTATGTGGAGCATTTATGTTTTCTCAGATATCAAATATAACAGAACCGTTAGAGGGTAAGCAAACATATACTACTGGTCAAAAGACCTTTGAATCTACATATGCAGATTTTGAAATAATTGAACAATGCCCAGAGTTTACAATACTTAGAGATACACAGACAGATGTATTGTATATAGAATACAAGAGAAATGGATACAGTTCTGCTTTAACTGTTTTAGTAAATGCTGACGGAACACCTAAAACTTATAGTCAATTTGTAGGCGGTTAACATCTGTATAAATAATGGTTTTGATCCTTAAATCTAAACGAAGGAGTGTACAGATATGAAGATTAGTAGAACTGACTTTAATGAAGTATCAGCTAAGATTTACGATATCTGTCAGTCATTTATTAATACTGGCAGTGTTGAAGATACAAATACTAGTGCTCTTGTATCAGCATTGAACAAGATTTTTGCAGGAAAACAGTGTGTAACTGTAATTGTAACAGATAACCATGATAACCTTCCTTTTGGTATTCATGTATCTCCTACAATTAATAACGTAGATCTTATGACTATTCTGGTAGATACAGAAGAGTATGATCTTGATCGCTATACAGTAGAGATTGATAGTAAGCTTATCAATGAGGTACAGGATCATGATCTTATAGCTGCTTATATGCTGGATACAATTGCTGGTGTTACATCTCCAGAAACAATTACAACATTAAGAGCTATTATTGATATTACTCTTGAAACAACTGGATCTGTAATCAATATTAAACAGTCAGCAAACTATGGTGCTATTCTTATTTATGGTATTAAGAATATGATCCGTAAGATAGTAAACTGTAGTGACAAGGTTTATATTGAATCAGATGAGTTCGAACTCGATGAACTTTTAGCAACAGTAGCAGTTAAGATTGGATCAGCTTGGACAGAAGTAGAAGCTGGTGATCCTAAGATGAGTGTTCTGGCTTGGGCTCTATTAGTATATAATGAGCTTGATACGGAATACAAAGATGCTGTAAGAACTCTTACAGATGCTAGACCACTTACAGGATCAGAATTGGAGAAGATTGAAATCGATAAGTGTATTAAATCTCTCCATAGAGCTAGTATGGAAACTGTTACAGAAGCAGTTCTTCATGAGTTCAAAGGACTTAGTATCTTTAGAACACTTAAGCAGAACGGATTAAGAGGTCTTGAGGATGATCTGTATGAATATAAAGTAAGAGTAAAGAATGTACAGGATCAGAGTGATGCTATTTATATCATGAGATGTATCAACTCTAGATTGTCAATTCTTGAAGACTTTATAACAACAGAACCTAACCTTAAAGAGGCTGATAGAGCTAGATGGCAGAGTGTTATTGATTCTTATAGAGAGCTTAGAGCTAAGCTTGCTGAAAAGAAGTTTACTTCAGCAGACAGAACTCTTAATGCTTATCTTAACTTTGATTATTCTAAGCTTGATGCTTTGGATAAAGACGATAGCTCTGCACTGGGTTATTAAACTACAACAAATCTCTCCAGGATATATCCTGGAGAGATTATATTCTAAGAAAGGAGGAACTATGATACAAACCAACCAACAGGTATATGAGAACTTAATAACGTTCTTATCAGAAGAAGAATCTACTACAGTAGCACCTAAAATTAAGTATTACTTAGATCACTATGTAAAGGAACTAAGTATAACAAACTTTAGAGTCTATTTACTACCAGCCAGTACAGTAGATAGAATAATCTTCTATACCAAAGAAGATAAGTCTGAATACAGACAGATGAAATTTACTCCAGATGGAGATCTATTTTCAGTTATGCACTTTAAGAAAGACAAAGATTCATACAGATGCATATATGCTTTAATGAAAACTTGTATAGATAAAATCAATAACAATTAAAACCAAGCGATTCACTATTCTAGAATATTCATTGTATAATAAAAAGAATCAACATATGAGAAATTTCAACTGCTGATATATGAGTTAAATCATAATCAGTTTTCATTAAATGCATACGAATCAATGTACGACATCCTTTCAATAAAAGTTATATGAATCATTATAGCGTTTAATTTCAATATGACAATATGAATCAACATATTCTGTTTTATCAAAGATAAAATAATGAGTCTGGATAAGTAATAATTTCACATGAGATTGAACGAATCACCAACAGTAAAATTTCACAATTTGTATATGAATCATTGTACATAATACATAAAACTATCAACCAAAGCAATATTAATCACCTTTCACGTACTGTCAGGGAGAAGTACTATGATTCTAAGAAAGAGGCTTCGGTCTCTTTCTTTTTTGTTTTAAAACACATTTATATAATTAATAAGGAGGTAGAATCCTATGTCAGTAGATGTAAATAAGATTGAACCTGTATATAGTAGCGAAGACGTAGTATTAGAAAGCTTTGATATAATGGACGGAATAAAGGATTTCTTAAATTCTAAACTTCCAGCTGATATATCTTATTTTGATCATAATAAGATAAATGAAATCTTTAGAGAGATTGATAAAAATGGTGGCAAATCTGAGGATTACGCTTTTGTACTCTATTCTATTATAATCAATATCGGAAATGCTGCTAGACAACCTAGCTCACTCGATAAATGTTATAAAGCTGGTGTAAGATATAAGAGAACTGTTATCGAATATTTTAATAAGTATAAAAGTAAACTATCAGTAGATAGTAAGAAAAAACTTAGACATGCTGTAGAGTCTCAGTTTAAACACTTCCAAATTAATCCAATCAAAGATACTTTGAAAATGCTTAAAGTACCAGACCTACCATTGAAAGCTCTTAATTTAACTAAAGATGCAATGCCTGGTAGTATGGTGAATAGTAGTATAGATGTATTCTTGAGCAGATTCGCTATAAAGTATTATGATTTATTAGAGGCTGTTAGAATGTATAAGAAAGCAGTTAACAGTGAAGCTGATTGGGATGACTTGAAAGCTCACTATACAGTAAATAAGTTTAAAGAAGAAGCTAATTATTTCTATGAAATAGCTCGTGCTGTTTTGGAAGATATGCTTAAAGTATACGATCAATTATAATACAAAGGAGTAGGGAATAACCCTACTCCTTAAAAATTTTTATAGTTACATAATATATCCTTGTAAGGTGGTTATATAATTTTATCCATAGAGGCACATTATAATAACCACCGATTTAGAAGGGAGGAACTTAAATGGAATGGACTAATCATGGGTTAAACATGTGGACTATTAATACTGATTTTGACAATAAGTATTATGAAAGTCTAAATACCATGTTATTAAACTATGAACTTGGGGAGAAACGAGACAAATGGTCTCACTATGTATTTAACGGTGTTAATGTACCTAGAACTACAGAGATTATTAATAGCACCATAAACAAAGAATATCTGAATAAGTGGGCTGCTAAGCTTGGGCCCAATTATAAGAGAGAGCTTGATACAATATTAGATACTGGTTCTATGGTTCATGCTATGATAGAAGACTTTATTACTATTGGTAGAATTAGAGAAACTTATCCAGAGTTTAAATATGCTGATCCTTTAAAAGCTATGAGATCTTATCATAACTTTAGAAACTTCTGGCAGAATATGCATACTAGAGGATATAAGATAGATCCTATAGCTATAGAATTACCATTTAGTACACCCTGGTACGGTGGAACAATAGATTTCATAGCAAAGATAACAGATAAGAATGGAATAGAGAAGACATTCATATTAGACTTTAAGACTTCTGGAAAGATATCTTATAATTATTTCGTTCAGTTAGAGATGTATTGGCAGGCTATGACGTTTATAGTATCAAATTATGAGATATGTAATATCCAAGCTACTCAACCTCAATATACTAAAGAACTTATAGATCAATTAAGAGTTATAACTGGTATAGGGATTATAAGAGTTGATAAGCAGAGAGATATATACGAATATATACTAGCAGATCTAGATACAGATATAGATTTCTTATCTAGATTAGATCAGGCTGCATCATCTATGGTGAACTGGTATTATCAGATGCAGTATTTAGATCTCTGGTATGGAAATTTTAAAAGAGAATATGTTGGAAGGGGTGGTATCAGTGGGATTTATAACCGAAGTGATATCAGTGAGCAATGATATCAATGAGACTAGATATAAGAAAAATGGAGTCTCATTTGTAAATAAGCTGATTGCAGCTTATCAGGTAAAGAAACTTAAGAAAGTTATTGGTAGAATAAGAGAAGATCAGATTACTACAAAGCTTATATCAGAATATGCTGACTATTATCTGCAGATCTTTAAGATGCATAATGATACTAAGAAGCATATCAAACAGATACTAAAAGGTAACTATGATAATGCTGGAAGTATTACATTTGAATTCCAGATGGAAGATAGTTTTGTAGGACAGGTTACAATAGATTTTACAGATAGGTATTCTATTACAGGAAACTATACTTATGTACTCATAGGTTCTAATAGCTCTTCTCATATTACATATACAGAGCATGATATAACATCTGTCGAATTAAACAACGAAGTTAATATGGATGTAGGAATTCTAAATCTGATTAGAAAAGATAGAGTAGAATATATGAAGAATTACTTTATCAAAGAAGTTACTAAAGAGATCAAAGAGTTCCTGTATTCTAATATAGGAGTAAAGGAGATACACAATGGAGACTCTGGACAATAAATTCATTGAGTTATTCGAAGATCTTTATAACAAGAAATACGAATTAGATAATGGAGATATAGAGAAGTCTGAAGAGGTTGAGAAACCAGTGGTTGTTGCACAACCTAAGAGCTTCTTCGGTAAGTTTAAGAAAGCTGCTCAAGATTTTGCAGTAGTAGATACACCTGAGGTAAGATTGTCTAACAGTTTTGACATAGTTAAAAATTATTTGAATGATATACTATCAAATCCATCACAGACATTCTGGACACTTTGGCAGGTATGTCAGTTTCTAAGATGGGCTGAGAAAGTATTCTTATATGATAATGATCCTGAAAAGGATTTGTTTATTGATTCTGCTATGGATGCAGATGAGAGATGCATAATGTTTACATTTGCTAATACTGTATTCAAGATTAAGCTACAGTTAATCAGTAAACCTGAAGTTAAGATAACAGACTCAGCTTATAATCAGGTTATTACTATACTTATTCAAAGACAATATGGTAAGAAAATGGAGAATAAGTATATTTCTGTAGATGGTTATGTAGACATGATGGATGACAGTGATATGTATACATTGAATCAGGTCAATAGATTCTTAAATACTAAGTTGAGGGATGCTTTCAATGCAGTCTTAGCTAAGTTATTAGATGCTAAAGTATCAGGAGATTTGTTAAATTGTACTAAGGTGGAAGATATCTTAAATCCACCTAGACCATATTATTAATTATTGGAGGGAATTCAAATGAATAGCACAATTACAACAGCAAACAACATTATTAAGGAGCACGGAATAGACCATGAACACAATCTAAACTTCAAACGTGCTACCAATCCTGGAACAGATAGAGATTTTGAAAAAGAAATGGCTATCTTCTATCCGGATAATCATGGTCATTTTAAAGGAATGAATTAATGAATAGAGGAATATTTGTTTCAGTTCATATTGCAGACTTACACTTTGCAGCTTTTAGTCCAAAAGAACAGTATGAACTATTAGCTACGCAGTTTTTACCAGTAGTAAATCAGTTACCAAAAGTTGATCTTATATCTGTTAATGGAGATATATTCGATCATAAGCTAATGGGTAATTCAGATGGTATATATTATGCTAGTATGCTTGTAGATAATCTGGTTCAGATAGCAAAAGCTAAACAAGCTACATTGATACTCTTACATGGAACTTATTCTCATGATGCAGACCAGTTGAAACTATTCTATCATTATATGGAAGATAAGACGGTAGATGTGAGAGTAGTCACCCAGATTCAGTTTGAGCAGATTAAGAATACTAGAGTATTATGTATACCTGAATTGTATGGAGTAGATGGATCTATATATGACTATTATCTTCACCATTCTGGATGGTACGATGAATGTGTAATCCATGGTACATTTGAAGGAGCTGTTTATAATAATACTGTAGGTAATGGAAGATTATTCACAATGAAAGATTTCGATATGTGTACAGGATTCATTATAGGTGGTCATGTACATAAACCAGGATGTTTTGGTGGATACTTCTATTATTGTGGTTGTCCTTATAGATGGAGATTTGGTGAAGAAGAGGAGAAAGGATTCTTAATAGCAGCACATGATTTAGATTCTGGCTATCAAGAAGTACATTTTAATCCTATCAGGTCTAGTAGATATGTGACTATAGATATTAAAGATATTATATCTAACGATCCTCAGCAAGTTATAGCTTATATAGATAGCCTAAGAAAAGAACAAGGTATAGATTACTTAAAGATAAAGTTTAGATATCCAGTAGAAGGCCCTAGTAAAGTAATAATCAATAACTACTATAGAAACTCTAGAACTACATTTGTAGAGTTCATGTCTGTTATGGAAGAACAGAAAGCTATGAATGAAGCTAATATGAATGTAGAAGAAGAGTATAACTTCATACTAGATGATAAACTATCTGATATAGAAAAGTTTGTTATGTATGTAAATCTGAAAGAAGGTGGAGAGTTTATAACAGTAGATAGACTAAAAGAAATTTTATCGGAGGAGATATAGTAATGCAGAAACCAATAGTTATATTTCTAATCATGTTGTTCATGCATATAGTGGATGACTACTATTTACAGGGTATATTGGCTAAGATGAAGCAGAGAAAGTGGTGGAAAGAAAATGCTCCTGATCAGAAGTATAGTAAAGATTATATTGCTGCTTTGATTGCACATGCTTTCTCTTGGAGCTTCTTAATATGTCTACCATGGACATATTTAGCTTTAACTACTGGTATACTTAATCAGTATGAAATCTTAGCTGTAATCATATTAAACACTGTGATTCATTCTGTTGTAGATGACGCTAAAGCTAATAAGTTAAGCATTAATCTAATCGTTGATCAGAGTATTCACCTTGTTCAGATTATAGCTACATTCATAGTATTTTACTTGACTATGTGATTGGAGGAGTAAATGACTCTAAAAGAATATAATGCATACTTAAAAGAAAAAGCTAAAGAAGGTTGGTTAAGAGTTATTATAACTATACTTTTAGTCATAGCCTTATTAGTTTTTGGATTATTCTTTATAGATTTTATATGTGCTACAGTTGAGCATAGACCTCCAGATTGTGAGGTTATATCTGGAATTGAAATTTTAATAGATTTGGTTTATGTAATATTCTGGTTTATATATCCTTTAGGATATTTTGCAATTGTAAAGAATGTAGAAAATTTGAAAATTTGAAGAGAGGAATTGGTATGAGAAAAACAAATCCTAGACTTATTGTCAATGTAAATATCAAAGATGAAGAATTTGAGAAGAGAATAGAAATAGCAGTAAATGATTATATTGAAAAGAGTGTAAATCATATTATAGATGATAAGATCGAAGAAGTGCTCACTAAAAGAATAGAACAATACTTTAGCGCAGAAGGTGAAAAATATAATACCTGGAGAAGGGATAAGTTTATAGGAGATATTACTAAGAGAGCAGATAATATTATCAATCAAATAATAGATGAAAGAGTTGCCATAAAGGTTTCACAAAGATTATCAAAATTATTAGATGATAAATTAAAAGATCAGAACGACGAATAATCTTGGATTTAAAAGGAGAGTGGCATAAATTTATGGTACACATGGTACCTTTTAGCAAGATAAATGACAGCTATGAGGGAAAACGTATATTAAAAAAGGATGCATGTGACAAAGAAACTGTAGCTGTCATTGTTAATGGAGCTACAATGATTGCAGTATGTAAGGATTGTCTTGGAAAAATGAAGGCAGTTATAAATAATATAGAATAGTTGAGGGGATGAATCTATATGAGTCAGAATATTTTCATACTATCGGTCTAACACTTTGTTAATCACAAAAAATTTAAGGAAATGGAGTGTGGATTGGATAAGTATGCAAATTAAAAAACAGCCAAGAAAATCCAATCAAGTAGCTAATACAATGAATGTAAACTTAGCTACTTTCGACATATTCTGTAGATATATTGTATCTGATCCTGAGATCCTTAGATTAGCAAACGTATCTGCTATGAAGGATTTCATAAATTCTCTAGACCCTGAAACTTATAAAAACGATCCTGAGAAGTTAGAGCGGGTGACTTTCATACAGAAAGCCATAGAAGCAAGATTACAGTATAATCTTACAGATAGAAGATTGATTATTAATCATGTCTTATCCAAGATTAATTTCAATCCTAGTTATTTAGACTTGAATAAAGAACTCACTATAGATGAAATACAATGGGCTAGTTCATTAGTAGAGGAATCCAGTAAGTATGGTTTTATGAATATCTATACTGATAAATTTCTGAATATCTGTACTGAGTTTAAGACAACTAGTTATGATCATAGGGGAAATGTAATAGATCGATTTCAGACTCTATTACATGAAGTCACCAATGAGTTTAGGAGAGCGGAGACAGATAATAGTCTTATAGATATGGAGTTCTCTTTAGCTAATGGTAAGTTCGAAGAACAAATTGAAGAGATCTATAAAGTAGTTACAAATCCATCTAGAAGATTGGTATGTGGAATGCAAGGCCTTAATCTTATGACTGGTGGTGGATTTGAAGCTGGTCGAGTTTATATGCTATTAGGAGTTACAGGTGTAGGAAAATCTGTTACGTTATTGAATTTAGCATATCAGCTCAAGAAGTATAATCCAAACTATCAATTGAAAGACAAGACAAAGATTCCATGTATTGTATATCTAACCATGGAAAATACAGTAGTAGAAACTGTAACTAGATTGTTTGATATGGTTACAGAATCTCAGTATGGAATGGGTAACTATAGCCTAGATGAAGTTATTGCTAAGTTGAGAAATGAAGGACAGTTAGTTCTAAATGACAATTCTCCAATTAATATCATTATTAAGTATAAGGCAAATAGATCTGTAGATACATCTTATCTATATACATTGACAGATGATCTTCATGATAAAGGATATGAAACCATCTGTATTATTCAGGATCATTTGTTAAGAATTAGAAGTGTATATAGTTCTGTAACAGCAGAACCAAGATTTGAATTAGGAAATATTGTAAACGAATTTAAGTCATTTGCTGCAGCTAAGGATATCCCAGTTATATCAAACTTCCATTTAAATAGAGATGCGATGAAAGAGGTTGAGAAGTTTGCGAATAAAGCAACCAATATAGATGTAACTCAACGATTAGGCAAATCTAATGTCAGTGAATCAGTATTGATCCTGAATAATACTGACTGTGCAATTATTATTAATAAAGATTATGATAATAATGGTGCTACTTATATGGCATTCAATATCGTTAAGATGAGAGATAAGCCTGAGTTGACTTATTTCGCCCAACCATTTGCATTTGGTTCTGGTATAAGATTAGTAGAAGATTTCAATGGTCCTGCTATGTATGAAACAAGACTTAGAGGTAATCACGATATGGATGATGCTCGTATAAATAATGTAAGAACATCATCTGCTAATGTCATGGGAAGTCTATCTATGTTTAATCAGAATCAAGATAATACTTTCACGGAAGAAAGTAGATATAATGGAATGTCTTTGGAGAAAGACTTTAATCCATTTGAAGAACCAGAAAGAGAAACAGAGATAGAGATACAAAAACCACCTATCAAAGTTCCATTTACATTTGTCTCAAAGCCAGATAATATAGTTAGCTTAGATGACTTGAGACAATCACTGGCGGTGAATTAAAGAATATCCAGGGAGTAATTACTCCCTGGATGTTATGTTAGGTTAAGCCAAGTATTCTCTGAATTTTTTATTTCGTCTAAGACTGTAAAGAGATTACTTCTGGTAGGTATTAGTATATATCCTCTAGAGAAATCAAACTCTTTAGGATCTATAATACCATTTACCAATAGAATAACGAAATCTAACTGAGTAGAACCATAGATATCATAAGCTAGTAGATCTGGCTGATATTTATACTTGTTGATTTCTTCTTCTGTGAATGTTTCTACCTTAAGACATAGCTTCTTTAATTCATCTAAATAGAAATCTAATACATTGATCTCAGCGTATTGACCAAGTATAGATTTCTGCAAAATAGCAAAGTTAGTGTAAGTCATATCATCTGATTTACCTTGATTGATAAAGTCAGTGATTGTATAAGTAGTAGCTGGATATGCGGTTGTTGCCATACTATCCCTCCTTTCTCATTATTAAAATGTAAATAAATTGTATAATATATATGTGCCTAAATGGTAAAATCTTATTATGAAAGCGACATTAAATTAAGGAGGATACCAATATGATACAGCACACTCACAATTTCCACTTGCAGAATTATGGTATTTATAAGGAGCTTGTGGAGAATGGATATCTGGATATCTATACTAAAGACTTAGATGAGTCTAATATAGACATTCATTTCACTTGGATAATCAATATACTAAACGATGGAATAGAAACAGATACGGTAAGAAATGCAAAGATAAGAATACATTATGTAAACAAGAAACAGGTAACAATGCATATCATAGATTACATGTTTAATCTTATGATGTGGTCTATAATAGTATCCTCTGGTGAGAAGATATCTTCTCAGTATCAGTGGAATACAATGTTTGATCCAATTACTAAGAAGTCTATTAAGAGTTATATAGACAAGAACTTTATAAGAAAGAATATTGGAAAGATTGATACAATTAAGATGAATCAATCTATTGATAATGGTATTGGTAAGTTTAGAGACTTAGAAAACTTCCAGATGTATTTAGCCAATACAGTAAATCTGGAAGATACAATCGAGCTAATGAATAAGTATCCTGAGTTTAATGATACTATTCACTTCGATGTAACTGGTATACCTCTGGAAGATGTAAAAGATGCTGGTATGAAAGCTACTAACTTACAGATTCAATATATCAAGAATAGTAATCACTGTTTGAAAGATAGCTTCTTGGCAGGAGAAGGTATTAATGCTAAGCAGTATAAGGAAGTATCAGTAAATATAGGAACTAAACCTAATGGACAGGGTGGTGTATTCCCACATCCTATTCAGGGATCATTCATTAATGGTGGTTTGAAAAATCCAGAAGAGATTATAGTAGAATCCAGTATAGGTAGAATAGCACAGATCTTACAGAAACAGAACGTGGGTCAATCTGGAGCTTTTGCACGTAATTTAGGACTGAATAATCAGGATTCTAAATTACATTCAGATCCTAATTATGTATGCGACACTAAGCATTTTGAAGAAATAGTTGTAGAGAATCAAGATATGCTGGATGAGTTTGATATGAGATATTATAGAACTAATCCTAATGGCGTAGATAAGAGAATTGATGCTACCAAGGATAAAGATCTCATTGGTCAGCTTATATATCTTAGATCTCCAATGAAGTGTGCTAGTGCTGCTAGGGGTGAAGGAATCTGTTATAAGTGCTATGGAGATTTAGCTCATATCAATAGAGACATTAATATAGGTCAGATAGCAGCTGAATTGTTATCATCTATTTATACACAAATTCTTTTGTCAGCAAAACATTTGTTGGAATCAGCTATTATCAAAATGCATTGGACAGCAGGATTTTCAGATCTGTTTAATGTAGAATATAATCAGATATCTCTTAAGGAAGAAGTAAACTATAAGGGATTTAAGATGATTATAGAAGATGACTTTGAAGATGAAGCAGATGAAGATGATATAGAATCAGATATGGAGTTAAGCAGTTACATTCTGTACTTTGATATAGTTTATCCGAATGGGGAAAGGGTAACTATTAAATCTGCAGATAGTGACAATGAAGCTGATAATATTTATCTTCACCAGGATCTTATAGAGTATATGAACAACGTTGGTCTTAATGACGATGGAGTATATGAATTAGATCTTAACAAGATGAAGAAGCTTCAGCTCTTTGTTATCGATGTAAAGAATAATGAGCTTTCTAGAACAATGAAAGCGATCAAGAATATCATCGATAATAAGAAATCTACAAAGTCTTATAATAGTAATAATATTTTAGCAGATTTCATTAAGACAAATCTATCTGGTAATATCAAAATTGATTCTGTACACTTTGAAGTTCTTCTAATGAATCAGATGAGGTCTGGATCAGATATATTAGAGCTTCCTGATTGGACAGCTAATCAGGAAGATTATCAGATACTAACTCTTAGTGAGTCTTTAGCTAATAATAGGTCTATATCTGTTAGATTACAGTATTCTAAGACAGGAAGAACTCTTATACATTCTTCTAACAGAAGACTTAAAGCAACATCTAACATGGATGTATTCTATATGGAGCAACCTCAGAAGTTTATTACAGATGAATATCAAAGATCAACTTACGAAATGAAGGACGATATTGAGAGAAGGATCGTAAAACCTTTCACATTCGTAAACCGTATGGATGAGAATGCGGGTGGAGATCCTGATTTATCTGGAACTGAAGAGGAATAACCAATATTTGAGCAGGAGAGTCCTATACTCCCCTGCTCAGATGATATTTTCTAATGGGGAAGCTGTATGGTTGCAATAATTCTTATGACTATAGGATTCTCAATTTTGATTTTTAGTATAGTTTTCTGTTGTTCTTTTTTGGGAATCAAGAAGAATCCAGTATTTGTTTTGTTAGGGGTTTCACTTGCAATGCTTTTATATGTCATTGTATTAGCTTTAATGACATATCACAGAATAATAACAATATAGCGAGGGGAGATATTAATGAACGGAACAGAAGTTAAGATAACTTTCTACATTGGTGATCATAAATTGGAGGAGATCATAAATTTAGCCGATACTTGTGAAAAGGTAGAAGGGGAAGATGCTTACATTGAGAAATTCGACGATGTAGAAGTAAAGTTCACACAAGTAGAACAGTTTGCTGAAGTAGTCTATCAGGGTATTATGACAACTATTGAGCAGTTTTATAATCATGAAGGAAGAGATTCCACAGTATTAGCATTTGGTTCTCTATTGGTTCCTGTAGCTAAGGTAGATGGAGTTAGGGTAGAACCTGTATTTAAGAGTGAAATTCCTGAAGAGAACTTTGTTACTGTAGAAGAAGTAGACGATTAAGGAAATAAAACAATGCCTAGAGTTATAGTAAAAAATACATGTATTGAGATTGTAGGCTATAAGTTAGGTTCTTGTCCACAGTTAGAAAAGAATTTTATGGTGTGGGATCCTATAACACATTCCATGCAGATCTTAGGAATGTATTATGATTCTACAGAAGAAAAGTTAATTATACCTAGAGGATTAGATATCTGGAAGATTAAGCAATGGGTAGGTGTACAGTATCATGAATCTGTAGCTCCTAATCCTTATAAGGAAACTGGTATTATTGGTATGAAATATAAGCCAAGAGATCAGGAACAGCAAGAAGCTCTTAGATTTATGATAGGACTAGATCAGTATGAAGAGAATATATATCAACCTCAATTGTCTGTAAACTTAGTTACGGGTAAAGGAAAGACTTATTGTAGTATAGCTACTATGGCTTATCTGAGAATTAAGTCTATAGTTATTACTGGTTCTATTACTCTACTTAATCAGTGGAAAGATAATATTAAAGAATACACTTCTCTAGATGATAGTGATATATTCTTTATATCTGGTTCTTCTGCTATGAATATGATTATCAACGATAAGAGTAACAAAGCAGCTAATTCTAAGATATTCTTATGTACTCATGGTACTATAAGATCATATTGTGAGCAGTATGGTTGGGATAAGTTGAATCAGATATTCATTAAGCTAGGTATAGGAGCCAAGTTTATCGATGAAGCTCATACAAACTTTACCAATATGCTTATGATGGATTTCTTCTCTAATGTGTATAAGACCTATTATGTAACAGCAACACCAAACAGATCTTCTTGGCAGGAGAATAAGATTTATAGATTATCATTTAAAAATGTACCTTTTATAGATCTATTTGATGCTGAGAAAGATCCACATACAGATTATGTAGCTCTTAAGTGGAATTCGCATCCTAATCCTAAAGATATATCTAGATGTAAAAATGCTTATGGATTAAACAGAGTTAGATATATAGACTTTGTTACATCTAATCCATATTTCTATCAGATGATGTACATCATAATGGATATGTATCTAAAGTGTGGTGGAAGAGCTCTATTCTATATAGGAACTAATGAAGGTATACTTAGAGTATATAAGTGGATAATAGATAACTACCCACAAGTATCTGGTGAGATTGGAATCTTTACATCTCTTCTATCTAAAGAAGACAAGTTAATAGAGAGAAACACAAAGAAACTATTACTTACAACTACAAAGAGTGCTGGTTTAGGAGAAGATATCAAGGGACTTAAGATGGCTGTAATATTAGCAGAACCATTTAAGTCTTCTGTATTAACCAAACAGGCTTTGGGACGATTAAGAGATGATAATACCTTATTTATAGAACTAGTAGATATGGGATTCAGACAGATCACTAAGTTCTATTACAGTAAGCTTCCAACTCTAAATAAGTATGCGCAATCTGTATCTGATTCTACTATAGACAATTATGAGTTACGTGTAAGATCAGAGAAGATAAGAGAGAAACAGCAATCAAAGAAGATTCCTTTCTATTTTATAGATAAGAGATTCTTCGATGAGAGTGGAAATAGAACTATTGATATTAAAGAAGAAGAGGATTAGGATATTACCTAATCCTCAGACTTTTAAGGAGGAAATTATGCATACTATTGAAATTATAGGTCTACAATTCAAAGATTCTTCCGATAAAGAAGTTTTATATGAAATTCTTAATAAGAAAAGCAATATTGTTTTGTATGGTGAATACGGAAAGTTTAAATCTTGTTTATTGGGATCAGACAAAGCTTACATTGATCAGTTTTCACTAAGATTTGAATCTAAAGACTGTGCTGAAGTTTATATCAATAAGGTTATAGAGTTCTACAATACATTTTCAGAACCATCAGAAGAGAGATTAATAAGAGAAAACTTCGAGATTAGAGAAGTAGATTCTGTAGGTGCAGGACAAGTTGTTACATTCAATTACAAAGACAGTGAGAAGAATTATAAGATACAAAAAATAAAATAATTATATAATATATAATTG